TATGCACGATGACAATATGCGATATGATAAAGTTTATAAGGCAAAGTATGAAATTATATTGGCGAAAATAGAAGAACTAAAAAACACACAAAATGAAAACACCGATTTACATCAAGATTGAATATAAGAGGGGATGCGAGTATGCGACTCAGATTATAGAGGAATCAAAATATAACATAATAAAAAACAAGTTAGTAAAATTAGGATATAAAGTCAAAAAATATGAATAATCTAAAACTAAAACTATGCAAAATATGTCTTCAAGAATTTGAGCCGATTAAACCTTTACAAGTCAGTTGCTCTTATAAATGTGCGCTTGATTACGCCAGGGGAAAGATTGCAAAAGTTGTCAAGGCTGAAAACAAAGTTAAAAAGGAACGAATGAAAACCAAGAGCCAACATCTTAAGGAGCTTCAAGTTATTTTCAATAAGTATATTAGGACAAGAGATTCTCAAGAGCCTTGCATTAGTTGTCGAACTATTTCAAATGTTAAGTATGATGCTGGGCATTACATAGCAGTCAGCGAAAGTCCTGCACTTCGATTTAATGAAGATAATGTCCATAAACAATGTTCTAATTATTGCAATGTAAATAAGTCAGGCAATTACCACGCTTACCGATTCCACTTAATTGATAAGATAGGAGTTGAAAGAGTAGAAGCTTTGGAAAGTTCAAGACATATACCAATACATTTAAGCATACCTGAAATAGATGAACTTAAAACCATTTACAAAAACAAAATAAAAGACCTATTACAAAAATAATTAGGTTTTATCAAATTTAAAATTTAATATTGTAAAATAATGTCACAGTTGATTTATAATTATATTGACAACTTAGTTGAGAAAATCGCCAAAAAAGAAGGCGGTTGTTCTCGCAATCGTAAACCTGAAAAGGTTGAGTTTTGGATACACCGACCGAATTACACAACGGTAGTGACTGTGACTTATTCAGAACTTGAACGATGTATGATGTTAGCAACATACCCCGAACACTTAAGAAAGTACATTGAGTGATAAGTTTAACATAATGCTTTGCGAGTTTAATGACTCAAAGATTTTCAACGATTATTGTAGAAAGTACGGGCAGAATAACCACCAAGAACTAAAGTCAGAAGTCTTGTCAATACTCTTAGAATTGCCCGACCACAAAAAAGAGACAATTTCAGAGAACAATTATCTAATTCCTTACGCTTTACAAATATTAAAGTTTCAAGTTTCACATTGCAATTGGACTGCCTTTCGAAAGAAGTTTGGCAATAGAGAGAATTTAGTTTTAGTTGAGAATTTTGATGGCGATAAGGGTAAAATTTATATTGAGAACCACTACCAAAATAAGCAATCAGTTCCTTTATTTGATATAAAGGATTACGATGCCCATGATATTGATGAAGAGTTTATTGACACGGAAAAGGTAGTTAAGAAAATTGAAGAGGATATGCTTGACCAAAACAATAAGTACTTTTATCATTCAAGACTTTTGAACGAACTAATAATAACTGGAGTTAACACAAAGCAATTAAGCCGAGACATCGGAATCCCTTACACATCAGTAAGACACGCAATTAAAGAATATAGATTACATTTAAAGGAATGGTTAAAATAATTTACATTAACGAGAAAGAGTCAGGCATTGGCTATCATAGACTTCAAGTTCCGTTTGCTAATATGGACGAAGACTATAAGGATTTAGATATAAAGGGGACTAATGGCTTTACTTTAGAGTTTCATCCACGCCAATTTGATATCGTAGTTCTTAATCGGATGTACAAACACGATGAAGACTATTTATTAAAAGCAAAGGATAGCGGTTGTAAAATTATCCTGGATATAGACGATTGGATTCAACTTCCTGACTACCATCATAAGGATGGGATTAAAGATAAGATAGTTGAGAAAAGAATCTTAGATGCGATAAGTTATGCTGATGTTATATGGACTGCATCTGAATTTTTGAAGGAATGTTTAAAAGACTATCATTCAAACATAGTTTATATCCCCAACGGAATAGATTTCACTCAACCTCAGTTTATACCAAGAAAAGAGAAGCAAGATAAATATTGCATAGGATGGATAGGGGCGAACAACCATCACTTGGATTTAAAGAAGTTAGCCGAACCATTTAAGAAGTTACTTAAGAACAAAAATCACAAACTTTTGTTAGGCGGATACAATCAAACTTCAAAGGAATATTATGAATATATTGAAAGTATATTTACATCAAACTTTCAAAGAGATCCAAACCAGTACCAACGAGTCGAATGGATGGATATAATGAATTATGCACTTATGTATAATTTAATGGACTGCGCCTTGGCTCCTTTATGCGACGATACCTTTAGCCTATGCAAATCTAATCTTAAGGTTCTGGAAGCAGGTGCATTTAGCCTGCCAATAATCTGCAGTAATGTAGAGCCATACAAAGAGTTTATAGAGCAAGGGTTAGTACTTACCCCAAAAGGTGATTGGGATGGCGTAATGAAAGGCTTAATAAGTAATCCTAAAAAAGGTATAGAACTTGGTGCAAGGTTGCACGATTATGTAAAACAAAATTACAACATTAAAAAAATAAATAAATTACGTTATGACAGTATTATCAGCATTATGGCTTAGTGGATGCGCCTTAGGATTGCATGAGTTTTTCCAATTTTTAATCTTAAAGTTTCCCAATAGGAAACTAAAGAAACCTTTCAGTTGTCCAACTTGTCTTTCATTTTGGCTTGGGTTATTAAGTTCTTTTATACTTTTTGATCCTTTGTTAATCTTCTTGCCTTTTGTTTTTACCAAAGTAATTAACCGATATTTATGGAGCTAACCCAAACTCAGTACGAATTAATAAAGGACTCAATAGGTCGATACAGGTTGACAATGGAACACCGTTTTATGGTTTTTAATGACGAGGACATCCACAAAGCGAATGTACTTAGAAAAGACTTAGGAATAAACGAGCCACTTCCGAAGTGTAGTTCATGTGACGGCTTAGCCTATTCAGAGGCTTTATTTGGAGAGTTAAATAAATTAGTAATAGAATATGAAAAATTATATCAAAGTTAAGCACTCAGGGAATGCGGGGGACATTATCTATTCGCTTAGTAGTATGCACCAATACTGCGAAGAAAATAAGTGTAAGATAGTATATTATATTAAAATCGGTGTGCCAAGTGGATTCACGGATGAAACACATCCAACGGGTTCGGTAATGATGAATGACTTTATGTTTGACTTTATTGCTCCTTTATTAAAAGCTCAACCATACATTCACGAAGTAATTAAATTAGGCAAGGATGAAAACATGTTAGTTGATTATGACTTGGATTTATTCAGAAAGTCATATGTAAACTTAAGCGCAGGCAATATTCAAAACTGGATAGCAAATACTTATCACGAATTTAGACCAAACCTAAGTAAGCAATGTTTATTCCTGCCTGAGAACATCGGCAACAATTACATAATCGTAAACCGAACTACTCGTTACAATAACTTCTTTATTGATTATTCAGTCTTAGCACAATACGATAATGTATACTTTGTGGGGACTGATAAGGAGTTTAAACGCTTTGCTATTCACAATAATAACATAACTCATTTAAAAGTTTCCAACGCCTTAGAGATGGCAATAGCAATAAACGGATGTAAGTTATTTATAGGCGGTCAATCGTTAGCCTTTAGCATAGCAGAACAATTAAAAGTAAAAAGGATTTTAGAGCAATACTTATACGCTCCAAATGTTATCCCTCAAGGGGGCGAATGGTTTACTTTTCACACTGACGAACAATTTAAAAACATATTAAACAAAGTATTATGACACCAAAACAACAAGCCGAAGAGTTAGTAAGAAAATATTACACATTTGGAATTAATAAAGAAGGTCAAACATTAAGTTGGTTGGAAGCTAAACAATGTGCAATTATTTGCGTATATGAAATATTAAAAGACAAAGAGGTAATCGATGGTATGAGAGTAATAAATGATTCATACTGGAGTGAAGTAAAAAAAGAAATAGAATTATTATGATAGACGAATACGAAAAAATAGGGAACTCATACAAGAGTAAAGTCTTTGGCAACCCTCAAGATATTTATACTGACAACTACTGGAGTACTCCAATAAGGTCTTCCATTGACGAACAAGTCGCTAATGTTGTAGACAAGAATAGACTTGTCATGGAAAATTTAACTTTAATCGAACCTCGCAAGAATTTAGAGATTGCTTGTTCGCCTGGCGTTTTGCTTGGTGAAATGTCAAGGAACTTTGAGTGCGTAGGTATTGAAGTTGATTCAAAGTATAAACACGAGATTGAAAAGTATTCCAACGGCTCAGCTTTACATTTTGGTTTCTTCCCTGAAATCACAAAGGAGTGGGATTCAAGCCAATTCTCAAACATAATAGCATTAGATGTCTTTGAACACATTGAGGATAGTAAAGGATTCTTAAGAGAGTGCAATCGTTTAATGGTCAAAGGTGGGCATTTAATAATCCAATCCCCTATAATCTTAACCGATGGGCAAATGGATGACAAAATGTTTAACGGCTTAGAACATATTTGGATTTATGGGATTGAGGACATGAAAGCCTTGTTAATTGAAAACGGGTTTATCATTCACGATATCCAAAGGCATAAGGTAGGGCACGAACAAATAACCGCAGTAAAAATATAGAAATTATAAAGAAAAAACAATATATTATAAATACAGACCTATGACAACACCTAAACGATTATTCTTTGATATCGAAACAAGTCCTAACATAGGCTTATTTTGGTCGGCAGGTTTCAAACTAAATATTGCACCTGAGAATATTATTAAAGAACGGGCGATTATTTGTATCTGCTATAAATGGCAAGGGCAAGACAAAGTATATAGTTTACAATGGGATTCTAAACAAGACGATAAAAAAATGCTAACTGAATTTATTAAGATAGCAAATGAATGTGATGAAATGGTAGGTCATAACGGGGATAAGTACGATTTATCATTTATCCGTACAAGGTGTTTATTTCATGGAGTTGAAATGTTTCCTACTTACGATACAATAGACACGCTTAAACACTCGCGCAGTAAGTTTAGATTCAATTCTAATAAGTTAGATTACATTGCCCAGTACTTAGGGGTAGGTCAAAAAATCAAAACTACTTACAACCTTTGGAAAGATATAGTATTAGAAAAGGATAAAGTTGCAATGGGGCAAATGATTGAATATTGCAAAGTAGATGTTGAGATACTTGAAAAGGTATATTTAAAGATGCAAGGACACATAGCACCAAGACTTCATCATGGAATGTTAAACGGAGGCAAAAAACACTCATGCCCAGAATGTGGCTCAACTGATTTAGGAGTACATAGGAAGAGAGTGAGTGTAAGTGGTTACCAAAAGTTCCAAATGAAATGCAATATGTGTAATAAATTCCATACAGTTTCAGGCAACAATTTAAAATACTATTAATATGTGGATAGAAGTTTTTGAACTAACAGCAGAACAAGAGGAGCAGGATTGGTACGATTTAGCAGAATGTAACATCGTTTCAAGATTCTTTCTTACAATGGATTCATTCTCCAAGTACACCGATGTGAACGGTTATGAATATGTTTCGTTCTACTCTGGTGGGTGTGAATGGATATCAATTTTAAAATTGGACGAGTTTTTGGAGCTATACATTAATAAAAAACCATGAAGCCAAGACAAAGAACCGACCACGATTTGCTATGTAGACAAGAAGAGGCGAAACGAATAATTAAACGCCCTCAGTTTACAAGTAACTTTACAGCAGACAATAGACTTTTTTACCTTTACTTAGATATAATAAAACAAAAATAATGCACCCGACAAGAATATTCACATCACCTGAACAATTAGAACAAGTCTTTGAAGATTACAAAGATGACCTAAGAACACAATCCTATGAATGGAAGAAAGTCCAGTATGTAGGTAAGGATGGAGACCGAGTAGAAGAACCCACAAAAGTGCCTATGACATTAGAGGGATTCAAGAGATATTGCCGTAAGAATCACGGAGATGTGACGGAATACTTTTTAAATAGAGATAACTACTACAATGACTTCACCATTATCTGTTCGCATATTAAAGAAGAAATTAGAGAGAACCAAATTTTAGGTGGTCTTTTAGGATTCTTTAACCCATCCATTACACAAAGATTGAACGGTCTTGTAGAGAGACAAGAAACAACAATTAAGGAGCAACCCCTATTCCCTGACGAACCGACTGTTTAATGTTCAAAAGGACTACTGCAATCAATAAACTTCTAAAACTAACCAAGAGAAAAAGGGTAGTTCAAGGGGGAACGAGCGCAGGAAAAACCTTTGGCATACTTCCGATACTGATTGACTATGCAACCAAGAACGCCAAAAGCGAGATAAGTGTAGTAAGTGAAACCATTCCCCATTTGCGTAGGGGTGCAATAAAAGACTTTCTTAAGATAATGGATTGGACGGGGCGTTATATCGATACTAATTGGAATCGAACTTTACTAACCTACACATTTGCTAACGGTTCTTTTATTGAGTTCTTTAGTGCAGACCAAGAAGCCAAACTTAGAGGAGCAAGAAGAAACATTCTTTATGTTAACGAGGCGAACAACTTATCCTTTGAAGCTTACCACCAATTAAGCATAAGAACCTCACATCACATTTGGTTAGACTTTAACCCGACGGCAGAGTTTTGGGTACATACCGAAGTATTAAAGGAAGAGGACTCAGAGTTGATTATTCTCAACTATAAAGACAATGAGACTTTAAGTGAGTCTATTATTAAGGACATTGAATCAGCAAAGGAGAAAGCCAAGACCTCAGCATATTGGGAGAATTGGTATAAGGTCTACGGACTTGGAGAACTTGGAGCGGTGCAAGGTACTATCTTTAGCAACTGGTCAACTATTGACACCATCCCAAACGATGCAAGGTTATTAGGCATAGGATTAGACTTTGGCTATTCAGTCGATCCAACGGCTTGTATTGGGATATATAAATACAACGATTCCTTTATCTTACACGAACTAATCTACCAAAAAGAACTATCTAATAGAAACATATTCGATATGATACGCAATGAACCGACAATGGTCATTTGTGACTCAGCAGAACCCAAGTCAATAGCAGAACTACAAAGCTACGGTCTTAAGTGTATGGGTGCTTTAAAAGGCAAGGATTCAATCTTGCACGGCATTCAATTGATACAACAACAAAGCTTACTAATAACCAAACACTCAACTAACCTAATCAAAGAACTGAGAGGCTATGTATGGGCAACCGATAGGGATAACAAACCAACAGGCAACCCCGTAGAAATTAACAACCACTTAATGGATGCGATGCGATACGGCTTCACTCACATAATACAACAACCTGGCTTAGGAACATACCGAATACGATGAATATAAAACAATACCAAGGAATCTACAACGCTATTAAGTTAGGCGGAGACGATGAAATAAGAACGGCTTACAATGTGATGTCCGTTTTAACGGGCAAGTCAATTGGCGAATACCGTAAAATGAAATGGCTCGACTTCGTAAAAGAACAGGAAGCCTTAGAAATTCCAGACATCACTTCTTTTCCTGATGCTTGGGTAACTTCATTTGAGGTTAAGGGGGAAAAGTATTTTGTCAATCAGTATATAACCGATTGGAATACCGAACAGTTTATCTCTATGTCAAGTTTAACCAAGGAGAAAGAAGCCATCGTAGACAACCTACATTTAATCTTAGCGACCTTATGTTATAAAGAAAAAGACGAGGATGTTCAAATGACTGAGTTCAATCGGAGGGCTGAATTATTCAGGGAGCATTTAGATGTGGATGTCGCTTATCCGATAGGGTTTTTTTTTGCACTTCTTTTAGTACAATTATCGGAGCATATCCAGTCCTGTTCAACAAAGAAAAGGAAACCGAAGAAGAAGAAACCGAGTCGGATTGGTTCAGTTCTAAGTGGTCATGGTATGCGACGATTGATAAACTATTTGCGAAAGAAGATAGGTCAAAGTTTCCGTTCTATTACAAAATGAACGCTTATGACTTCTTAAATCATCTATGTTACTTGAAAGATAAAACCGATAACCAACCAAAGAAATGAAACTAAGCGATGAAATTTTAGACAAGTGTGCCGATGTCCTTTTAGAATGGGGCAATAAGAACGCCGAGCAAATGAGAGTCTTCTTAAGGCAAAGGCTAAAACAAAAACAAACTGAATCTAACTTAGCTCAAAGTATTCAAACTAAAGGCGCAATAGTCAAAGGCGATGTTGTGACAATGACAATCGACCTTAACGATTACTGGATGTTTGTAGATTTGGGAGTCAAGGGTTTAAAGAATCGGTCAGCCTCAGGAGTGCCGACTAAGACTTTTACAAATAAAGACTTTCCCGGTGGGTTCAGTTTTAAAAATATGGCAACCCCGCCTCAAATGATTAGTAACTTACAAGACTACATCGCAAGGAAAGGAATACCCGTAAGAGTAAGCAAGAGTCAAAGTGGAGCTGAGGTAATTCAAAACTCATTTACAATGGCTCAATCAATGGCGGATGCAATTAAGATGAAAGGTATAGACGGCACTCAGTTCTATTCAGATACATTCAACGATGAATCATACCGAGAGTTAACCGAACAACTTTCAAAGGTAATAGGTCAAGAAGTAGAGTTTAGATTAATAACCGAATTTAAAAAGTAGATATGGATATATTTAGTTATTTATTTGGTATTCTTATAGGCGTTATAGGTTCAAGAATAATACTTGGGTGGAGAAAGCCGAAAGAATAGTAAGGTATTTTTACCCTTAATTAATATTATATAAGTAATGGCAGTTACATTTATTCAACAACCTGACCTTTTTGTTAGTGGGTTCGATCCAATTATCTATTTGGCTTCGAGCAGTCAAACAACTCAAACAAACTTTAGATATCGCATCCAAATCTTAGATGCTTCGGCTAATGTAATCACGGAATTAAGAAAGCCTGCTTACTATGCTGATGGAACGGTCGACTTAGATGCACATAGAATTATTGAGAACTATTTGAGTTATGATATGACTAATCTAATTGCGGGTTCGGTAGGTTTTAAAACGGGGGTGAATGTCTATAAGAAGTTTAAGATAAACATTAGAGAGGAATACGGAGCGGTTATAAGTGGTTATGCAAGCGCTGAGAGTACTTACATCTACGCTATAAACTCAGCTCAGACGTACCTCAATCAAATCAACAAGCCTATAAACGGTTTAGTTTATAAAGGAATACCTACAACCTTTGGAACATTCTTAACTAACCAACCCTCAACCATTGACATAAGAGTCGGGGATAGTTATGAATTAGGATTCTTAAACTATGCGACCAACGGGACTGACCATATGCGAGTGAAAACCTACAATGAAGCAGGAACGCTTTTAAAGAATAGCACATTTGCAAACCCTTGGGTAGTTGATACAACGGACAAAGAACACTTTTTATCCGTGTTAGTTGGCGCAGGGAACTTAAACTCATGGACTGTGACTTCGGG